GATGGCTGCCGCCCCCAGCACAATCTGCAGTCCACCCTTTCCGGCCCCGGCCAGTCGCGGCACAATGTGGATGACCGTTCCCTCACCCAGCTGTTCGTGAAGACGGGCATACACCGCCTCCGGTGCCGTGTCATCACCGGCAATACGTATCTGGTACCAGCCTTCGTTCATCTGACGGCGAAAGCCCGGCATCTGCATCGACAGGGCGCGAATGGCTTCCGCTGCCGTGTTCACATACAGGCTGAGGCGGCGGCCAAATCGTTGCAAATCCCCGTGAAGGCAGATGCGTGCCAGTGGCGGTGACGCCAGACAGAATGCGTTCGTCGTTGCCATTTTTCGGAATACCTCTCCCGTTTACTCAGTTGTTCAGGCAGATGGTGAAGCAGCTCACCGTTGCCGCAGTAAATGGCGGCATGGTTCGGTACCGAAGCACCAAAGCAGCACAGCAGAATATCGCCCGCCTGTGCAGAGGACAGGGGCACCCGGTAAAAGCCGGTGACCGCCATATTGTCCAGGTAAAGGTTCTGACCGTTGCGCCACCAGTCATCCTCGCGATGAAAATCCGGCATTTCAGTCCCCGCCAGATGGTATGCATCCCGGAACAGGGTGTAACAGTCCGTCACCCCGTGCTCAAAGCGCCGTCCCGTCAGGTGCGGCACGCAGCGGAATTTGTGAATGTCACCCCGGCAGACCAGCCACCAGGGCAGTGCGCTTTTTATCTGCAGCCGCCGGTCAGCCTCGCTCAGCCAGGGCAGCCCACCGGGATGACTGTGGACCAGTGCCACAATCTCCCCCTGCATCTCTGCCCGCAGCCAGTCTTCCGGTGCAATACGAAAATACGCCTCCGGCTCTGCAGAGATATTCACACAAGGGATATACCGCTCCCCCTCCGGCGTTCTCACCACTAAGCCGCACGACTCCGCAGGCACACACCGCCGGGCATGCGCCAGAATCGCTGATTCAGTCTGTGTCATAAACCGGGATTTACTGCGAAAGTTTATTAATGGAAAGGAAACCGCCAAAATTGCCGACATTCCTGCGCAGTTCACACCCGCGCATGCACTTGCTGCATCTGTCCTTACGGATATCCGTGGTGGGTTTATCGAACTCATCCGCCACTGCCCCGCCCGTGTAACCACACTCATCAGAGCGGTAGGTCCACATACAGGTGTTCGCCAGCATGATACGACCGGGAAACAGCGCCCCGTCCGTCTCGGTCGGTGTGGCCAGCACAAACGAGGCCGTCATGGCTGTCAGCTGCGACATCTGCTCCACCACCCAGCGGTCACTCAGCTCCTGCTCCGGGTCCGCCTCCGGATTGCCCGCAACGAAATTCACCGCATCCAGAAAACGGGCATACACCCGGCGGCGGACCACCGTGGCCCCCACCAGACTCTGCAGGTCTTCCGCCATCCCGGTGACCAGACCGAACAGATTGGACACCGTCAGCGACGGTCTGGCACTGCTGCCCCGGCCGTTCATCTCAAAGCCGCTGCCGTCAATCGGGTATGCCTCATACTTACGCCCCTGCCAGGTGACCGGCTCCCCTTTTTCATTCAGCTCATTACAGAAAAAATACCGCTCACCGCCCTGTACCGTCAGGTCGATTTCCCAGAGTACCACCCGCGGTGACTGCTCTGATTTAACCGACTCGTTCAGACTTTCTTCGTGAATATCCTGCATCAGTTCACCACCTGCTCAATCGTACAACTGAAATCACTGTACCTGGCGTTATCTGTGACGCTCCACTCCCGGCATACCACCCTCACCGTCCGGTTATGTTTCGGCGGTCGCCACAAAAAGGCACGGTAACCACCATGCCAGGATAAAAATTCATCCAGCCAGCGCCGGGTTGGTTCATCCGTCACCCGGAACACCGCCTGAAACGTCTTCAGTCTGGCATTAAGTCCCGTCGGTCGGCGCTGTTCATAACCGTCACCAAACCGAACCCTCACCACCGACGGTTTCTCACTCACCTGCATCCCTTCACGCGGGACCAGATGCAGCGTTTTTATCTCAGCCACTCAGCATTCCTCCGTCACGTCGCATGGACAGCATCACCGCCTGCACCCGCTGGTCAATCAGCTGCACAAGACTGCCTGCCGCCTCCGGCCCTATCTGTCCGTTAGCCCCGTCATTCTGAATGGCGATGTGGTAGACCGGGGAATACACCAGACCGGCACTGCCGTTCATACTGCCCACCGCGCGTACGCCCAGCGAGCCATCCGCCGCCCGGGTCAGGGGCATAATGGCTTCAGGTCCGGCTTCCCCCATCAGCCCGGCCCCTTTTGCAAACGCAAAGTACGTGGGCGTGTCCACAATGCTGTTGCTGTACGCACTCAGGTTTGCCGAGGTATACACGCCGCCTTTTGCATTGGCCACCGCACCGCCCAGCCAGTCACCAATGCTGCCAATAAATCCTCCCGCACCGGACATACCGTTTGCCGCCGTCTTAATTCCGTTGACAATCGCGGCATTCATAAGAACTTTTGAGATTTCCTGCAGTACGGATGAGGCCCAGTTGCGCCATTCCACTTTGTTTCCGTTCAGCATCTCCGTGATGTTATTCACCAGTCCTGAAATCCCCTCCGTTGCCAGCTGTGCTGCCTGAGAGGCGTAATCGGATGCATTGTCCACCCAGTTACTGAGCCCCTCCTGCAAGCCTTTCTGCCAGTCCGCACGCTGCGCATCCGATTCGGCATAAAAGGCTGCCTGGTCCTTAAGGCGTTCGCTCAGATACTGCGCGTTCTGTGCCCGTGCCTGTCTGTAAAAATCCTCACTGATATCCCCGGTCTGATACTGAGACTGAAGGTCCGCATCCTTCTGGCGGAAGCTGTCGCGGATCTGCTGCAACTCCCGCATGCGTTCCCTGGCTCGTTCTCCCTGCCCGTACCCCAGCAGTTCGGCTTCATTTGATGCACGCGCAGCCACATTATCATTCTTCAGGGTCTCTTCCCGGGATCGCAACTGTTCCCGGATTTTTTGCTGGTCAATCAGGGCCGCGTTACGCAGCAGTTCCTGCTTCTGCATCTCCGTCAGGGTTTTCAGTTCTCCCTGCGCAGTCTGGTACTTCAGCTTCGCCAGTTCTGTATTCTGACCCGCCAGTGCCAGTTGCTCTTTCTGCTGTTTCAGTAGCCGGGAAAAACTGTCTTCCGCTTTTTCCGTCTCTGATTTTCCACCCCGGGATTTAGGTTTGTTCGCCTCGTTATTACGCCAGGCTTCCAGAGCATTACTGATATAACGCTGTCTCGCCTCCTGATACGAATCCCCCACAAAACCGAGGTCATCGGCCGCATACCCCAGCCGGGCACGCTCTTTTTCTTCCCCTTTCAGTCTGGACAGGGCCAGCTCACGCTCTGTTTTTGTCAGGGCGCTCTGCTGTTTATTATCCAGAGTGGTCTGTGGCAGCCGTAACGGCACATTCACCAGTCCCTGCCGCTGCTGAAGCAGTTCATTCCCCAGCCCCAGCAGACGGTTGAATTCCGTATGCTGACCGTTCATAACCAGCATGGACTGGTACACCTTATTCTGCTCTGCCGCCTGCTGACGAATTAACGCCACACGACGGTCTTCCAGCCCGGCAAGCACATCCTGAATGGACTGCGCTTTTTCCTGCATCTGTGCCAGACGGGACTGCTCAACGGCAAGCTGCTCTGTTGCCTGAGAAAGCCCTTCCGTTACGGTCTTCACCGATGTCAGATGGTTTATCATGAATCCGTCACCGGTTGTCCAGCCAGGGTTAGCCAGAACATACTGATATCCAGCGATTTTTTCCTGCAGGGATTTCACCCGGCTGGCCTGTTCATCAATCAGCCGGTTCTGCTCTGTCAGCGCCGCCCGTGTTCGTCCTTCATTATCTGAGGCTTCAGGCAAAGACATTGACGGCGTTTTATGCGCGATTTCATCTATCGTCAGTGCATACTGGCGCGCTGACTCCCTGGCCTGCTCCTGATTCTGGTACAGCGTATACCATGCTGCTGCCCCCAGCATCACCAGTCCGGGTACGCCACCAACCAGTCCCAACGCACCAGTCATCAGACGTGAACCCACCGCCGTTGTACTGTTCAGCGCATTCTGGGCTGCGGTTCTGGCAGCAATATTTCTGTTCAGGCGTTCCTGTGTGGCCGCCAGACGGGCTTCTGCAGCAATCTGCATCTCCGTCCCGCGGGCTGCCGCCACAGCCTGCTGTGCACGGTACACGGCTGCCCTTGCCCGCGCCGTGGCAATCTGCGTCCCCCTGAGCTGTGCTTCCGCCAGTGCCACTTCATTACGTGCTGCCGTCACAAGTCCTGCCGTGGCAGACACCGCTCCGGAGGCCATATTGCCAAAGTACCGGGCAACCCCGACGGCAACCAGCGCCCCCGCTGCTGTTGCCACTGCATCAATATGTCCGGCCACACCATTCAGCACGCCGGAGAGCGTTTTCGTCGAGCCGCTGGCTTCATTCACACCGCCCACCCAGGCCATAAAGGCGTTTTCCACCTTCGTGATACTACCGGAAACCGTTTCCGGCATGGCCGCATATTCATCACGTAATATCCCCAGCTGGCTGATTAACGCAGGGACCACTTTATCCGCTGTCAGTTTTCCGTCATCCGCCATTGCCTTCAGATCTTTACGGGCCACACCCATCCCCGCAGCAAGCGCGCGGATCACCCGGTCGCCATTTTCGTTAACAGCATTAAATTCTTCGCCACGCAGTACACCCTGTGCCAGTGCCTGGCTGAACTGGGTGATCACCGAACCGGATTCCGCAACTCCAGCCCCTGACAGTTTCAGTCCTGTCGAAATGGCCTCCGTCACCTTCAGCACATCATCAGCACTGTAACCATATTCACGCATTGAGGCTGCCGAGCGGGCAAACAGGGCCGCATTATCTGAAAATGCCGTGCCCGTCCGCTGGCTGATATCCATCAGCACTTTCTGTGATGACGAAAATTCATCGGATGACTGCGACGCCTGTTTCAGTCGGGCATTCACGGAACTCCATTCATCGGCCAGAGAAATCAGGTGCCCGGTGGCAAAGGCACCGGCAAATGCCCCCGCCGTTCCGGCAGCTGAAGCGCGGATTTCCGTCAACTGGCTGTTCAGCTCAGCCAGGGCGCGTCGCTGCTCCCGGGCGACTGCGGCAGCCTGACGCCCGCCATTCTGCAGGGTCCGATAATATTCACTGCCCATGCGGGAAGCCCGCTGGATCTCCGACTGGAATGACTGCGAATTTGCCGAAATTTTGATAATCAGTTCACGTAACGTCGCCATTCACCTTTCTCCGGGCGTAAAAAAACCGCCTCAGCGGTTCTCATCATTCATGACTGTGCTGCAAAGTTCAGCGCGTCTTCCAGCGCCGCAAACGGATCCACCTCCGGCTTATCCTCATCCTCGCCCCAGCAGAGCATGGCGTCCTTCAGTGCAACATTCATCCCCTGTGCCCCGAAAACCGCTTTCACGATCTGTGCATTACGGATATCCCCGCGCTCATCACCCAGCGGGGATACCCTGTCGAACTCCATCCACATCATCGCCTCGCTCGCACTCAGGCTGTGCCGCAGTTCGGATAAGGTGCGCCCCAGACGGAGCGCAAGTCGCATCAGAAAGCGAATTTCCGGGCGGGCTACTTTTTTCTGGCCGACTCTGCATCAGCGATCAGTTCCAGTGCCTGACGCAGCAACCGGGCATGTACCGGACCATAGACGGCCAGCACCTGCTCACGGTCGTCCGGAGTGAACACCCGCTGCAGATCCGTATCACACAGGACATCGCAGAACAGCGTCACATCCGCTTCCAGGTTACGGCGGGTTTTCGCCACCACCGACAGGGTATCGTCATCCTCTCCATCACCATTGAGCACTTCCTGCCACAGATACCAGGCCTCTGCCGAAGGCTCCCGCAGCACCACGCTGACATTACCCCATTCCGGCACCTTCACCGTTTTATGACGAAACCCTGACAGTCTGGCCAGCGCCAGCGTTTTCAGATCCTTTTTCATGATGACCCATCCCCTTATCAGGCGGCTGCGCTCACTGTCACGGTGCATTCAAAAGACGTCACACTCTGTGCTTTCTCTGCCGAATCGGTCACCACGCAGGTATATTTCCCCGCATCAGCGGACTGCGCACCTGGCTTACTGAAGGTGTCTGTCGTCTGCCCGTCAACCGGCTGACCATCCTTCTTCCAGGCGTATTTATACGGCGGCGTTCCCCCGTTGGCACTGACTGACATTGTCAGCAGCGCACCGGTATTCACGGTAAGTGTTTTATCCAGATTTTTCACAAACGCCAGCGGTACCACAAAGGACACCGGTTTGCCTTTCAGACGCAGTGAGAACGTTGCAGCCACCACGCCGTTGGTACCGGATGACCAGGTGTGCTGACGCACTTCCGCCAGGAATTTAAAGCCCTTACCGGACGGAAACAGCACCTTAAACGCATACAACGCGTCATTGTCATAGGCATCACGCAGGGCGTTCTGGGCCTGATTCAGATAAAAATTACCCGACATGGAAATCTCAGACGACGCCCCCAGACCGTTGATGTTCTCCTGCTCTGTGGAGCAGAGCGTGGTCACATCAATATCCTGTTTCTGACCGGCGGTGAACTGGACTTCCTTGATGGTGCAGTCCAGGCGCAGATATTCCGCCTTATCCATAGTTTCAGCAGTCGCCGGGGCAGATGAAATCATCACCTGCGTCAGCTGTGAGCGTTCATACAAAGCAGACATTCTGCCTCCTGATAATAAAAAACCCGCACGCGGCGGGGTATGGTTTTGTAGAAAAAAAGAAAAAGTCACACCGTGACCTGAAACTCCAGGGTTGCACGGTAACAGCGGTTTTCCGGAATATAGTCCTGCATTTCACTGACGGATCCCGGGGCCAGCAGCATTATGGCTTCACGGGCGTCCTGACGTATCTGACGCGCCTGCGTCACAGTCCCGGCATAAACGTCTATCTGCACCGACACTGAGGACTCCGCCTGCCCGCCCATCACGTCCGCTGACACCGATGAAATCAGGCTGAAAACCACCCACGGAAGCGCCACCGACGGCCTGCCATCCAGCAGGGGGACCACATACGGGTACACCTGCCCGCCGGCAAGATGCGCCAGATGAGGATACAAATCCGCCTCCGTCATCGTCTCAGTACCTCATCAATGGCCCGGTTCATCCGCGCAATCGCCACCTGAGCTGCCTGTTCACTGCGCACATCAAACGCCGGGCGCACAAACGGGTGCGGTGGCATATTCACGGTCCCCATTTCCACAAACCGCCAGTAGAAAGCATTGCGCGGGTTATCCGCCTTCATGGTGTTATCGCTGTTACCGGTGTCCGGATTAACACCACGGATATGGACACCGGATTCCATCCCGCCATCGCGGGAGCGCCGGGAAAGGATCACCACATTGCGGCGCAGTTTTCCCCTGCGTACCGGTGCCCGTGACACCACTTCTTCTTTCAGCACATTCGCACCCGCACGGGTTGCCTCACGCAGCACCCGGTTATTTTCCGCACCACTCAGAAGCTGCAAATCGCGGCTGATGTCCTCCAGCCCCGAAAAATCCAGCAGGGTTTCGATCATTTTTCCCCTCCCAGCCGACAGAGAATTTCCAGACGCCCGCCGGTCGTATCCGGCACGGGCAGCCCGACAACGTTCAGGATCCGGTCACGCCATGGACCACTCAGCACATGAAGTCGTGACGCTGCTGTGATTTCCCGGCCGGACTGACCGCGCACCCAGATGCGGATTTCCGCCTGAGCCATTTCCGCACCGGACTGCATCCGCTCCCGGCTGCTCCTGCCCCGGATATCCGCATGAATTTTCCCGCATGACACCCACTCTTCCGTCATTTCTCCGGCAGCATTACGGGTTAACACCGGGTTCAGAACACTTATCATCTGTGTCAGACGACCTGCAGATATTGCCATCCCCCCCCCTCCTCATAACACCGTCGGACAACGCAAATCGTAAATCAGCACGGACACAGAAAACGGCAGTTCCCCCTGCACGAGGTCTTCCCGCTCCGCAAGATCCGGATTCCGGTACAACATCCCGGTCAGGCGCATGGCAGCCCCCTTCATCCGGGTTAATGCCTCGCCCGGGATCAGTTCACCGTCCTCACGGATTACCTTATCCCGGCTGCCCTGAATGTAGGCCAGCAGCACAGCTGTAGCCTGACGAACCTTGTCCATCAGCATGTCATCATCCGCGTCATGGTCAACACGCAGATGAGCCTTGATTTCTTCCAGTGTCAGTAATGCTGTCACTTTCCACCTCCTGCATCCCGCCCTCGTTTTGCAGCCAGGGTCCAGCCTGATGAATGAGCTTCTCCGGGTTTATCACCGGTCATGCTGTTGCAGTGCCACAACGAGCCCCCCCACGTCACCGTATCGCCGGGGTGGTAGGTTTCGCCGGTTCTGAATACACCGCGATAGAGCATCACCGGCAGGGAAAATGTTTTTTCCGTACACTGGCCACTGCTCTGCCGGACCACCACAGTGAACGACCGTTCGCCGGTCATGCTGACGTCAATATCGGCCACCCCGTCAACCAGGCATTCCCATCCCCGCATCCCGTGCGTTTTTTCATACGCCCGCCAGAGTCCGCCCTGGTGTGTGGCATACGTGCCCCGGGGAAAGGATTTTTGCTCATCAATCGCCGGGAATATTTCCAGTGCCGTAGCATCACGCCCGTCCTGTGGAGCCGGCAGGGCACTCACCGCATCCAGAACCGCCTTCTGCAGAACTTCCGGATCGTAGTCACGACCGTCGCGCGGAACGGGGATATGACTCACGGCATCCGTCACCATCTGCTCGAGCATCGGACGCACATCATCCGGTGTGATACTTTTTCCATCTGCCGGTACCGGAAGTTTTCCGACAGCGTCATTCACCGCCCTCAGCAGCACCTCCGGATCATAATCACGACCATCGCGCGGAGCAGGGATATGACTCACTGCGTCCTTCACCATCTGCTCGATCATCGGGCGTACATCATCCGCAGTGACACTTTTACCGTCCGCCGGTACCGGTATTTTCGCGACCGCATCATTCACCGCCTGCTGCAGCACCTCCGGATCATAATCACGACCATCGCGCGGTACCGGAATGGCCCCCACGGCGTCATTCATCATCGCCTGCAGAACAGGGCGCACCTCATCCACCGTCACATGCTTCTGTAACAGAGCAGACAGGGAAGCCAGTTTCTCTTCAAACGCCCCCGACTGTGCGGCCATCTTCTCCTCAAATGTGCGCTGTAAATCCGCCAGCACCGTGGCGAATTCTTCACCCAGCGCACGGATAATGGACAGTTCACGCTCTGTCATTTTCGCAGTATCCCCCTGAACATCGCCTTCACCGCATCACGCTCTGTTTCGCTTATGGCCTTATTACCGTCAGATGCGCCGTCAGGCAGCTGTGATGAAACTGTTTTCCCGGTCGACGCGAACGGATCCTCACGGGCATCACGACGGGACAGCGCCTCCAGACTGTAGTTCTGCTGCTGAAGATACAGTGCATCACCGCCGGCCAGAGGCGGCAGGTTCTCCCGTTTACGGGCCTCATTGGGCGTGAGAAGCGTATTTTTCACCGCATCCCCCAGCGTTTTCATGCGCCGCTCACTGTCCATTCTCAGCAGCGTGGTGACATCAAATTCTGTACTCTCGTTTTCCCCCGTTTCCAGCGCCTCATCCAGTAACAGTTCAATGGACTCAATCAGCGTCTGCAGGCACTGGGAATAATACTGCTGCTCCAGCGCCTCCACGTTGTCACTGGAAGGCGGTTGTCCCACGCCAATCTTGTAGGCCGGGACACGGAACACCGAACAGACAATTTCAGCGGTCATCTTCAGTTGTTCCACCGTCTGCGCATCCACCGGTGAAAACGTCGTGGGGTTGTATTTTGCCCCGTTGCTCAGAATGGCCGTTTTCCCCGCATTTTCGCCTGTATACCCGCTGTCCCAGTTGCTCTTCAGTTTTTTCGCATTTTCTTCCGTAATACTGCCGGGGATCTCAATCACCCCGGACGGCCTGCCGCCATTTCTGAAAAAAGACGTCGAATTTTCCTGAATATGATGCCCCTGCGTGGCCGCCAGCCCGGCAGCATACACCGGCGGCAGCCCCACAAGCGGATGAAAAAAACAGTTAAACCGGTCGTGGATCACTTCCCTGGCAGGCACCGTCACCGCCTCAGTGATCCCGCAGTTCCGGTCCGGTGTAATGCGATAGAACACCTCGCCGTCATCCGCCACCAGAGGTTCAACCCGGCTCCAGTCCAGAATACGCAGTTCTTTGATCTGCCCCCGGGAGTTACGGATTTTCAACACCACCGTATTGCCGTGACGCAGTTTGGCGTTCAGCCACAGTTCAAAAAACTGGATACGATTCTGCTGTGCATTGGGACGACGACAGAGACGGGCAATATCCCCCTGTCGTTTTTCACGGCGGATCCCCTGTGTATCGGTCTGCATCAGGCGCAGCCGCATTTTGGCGATATCCTGGGATATCAGCGAAATGCAAGAAAACACCGCGTGAAAGGACAAAACGGTTTCCGGATCGGCTTTCACACCCTGCTGCCAGGCACCGGCAAAAGGCTCAGCCACCGCCTGAAACAGGCTGGTCCAGCCCACCTCTTTTACATCACGTCCTGATTTCTGGTTTTTTCGGGTTCGCCGCAAAAGGTTCCACATTCGCCATGCTCCGCATCACGTTTCTTTTTCTGACCTGCCGGACGTCGCACTGTGATGTACTCCGCCTTCCCCAGGCGAACCAGCACCTCCGCACACGGCTGTGCCACATCACGGATATCCCCGGCCCGGGCATCATGCGTGCCCTGCAGATACTGGATTTTTGCCATCAGTTACTGCGGGAAGCTCGCGCCTCCCGCCCTCCTCATCAGACTCAGCCGCCGGACGCAGTTCCGTAGTTCACACCGGTGATCACCGCCACTGCCGCGGTACGGCGACGACGCCAGTTGATCCAGCGCTCCGCACGGATGGCCACGCTGCCGGTCTGGAACATGGAGACCAGCTCCACCGGTGACGGTGTGCTGCTGTCGCTGGTCGGTTCAGACTGCATCTCCAGTGACGCTTCACGGGACATATCCACCGCCACACCGCCGTCATCAGCCAGATAAATATCCGGCGCATTCACCAGCACCAGCTGGTCACCCACGTACTGGGAGACAATCACCGGCAGGCCCTGGAAGGTGCCGCCAAGCAGGGTCATGTCCGGATATTCCTTCTGACCCAGCGCATTTTTACGCATGGACAGCGCCAGGGCATTTGTGCTGGACATCAGCCAGACCGCACCGGTGGGCTGCAGGTTTGCTGCCACAAACTGACCAAACGCGGCTTCCGCATCCGTATCCGGGTTACCGGTTGATGCCGTGCCCTTCACATCATGGGTGATGGACGCAGGGGAAACATCGGCCACCGCCGCTTTTTTCGGGTCCACAAAGTCTGTGTCCAGACGCGCCACCACCGCTTCCGCCAGTGCATTACGGACCAGCGCATCGGCGGCAGGACTGGAAAAACGGATCAGCTCTTCCGTCAGTACCGCAATAGCCGCCACCTTCGCATGACTGAAGGTGATGGATTCAAAATCAAACTTCGTCAGGGGTCTGGCCTTACCCTGCCCCACCCAGCCGGCAGCACCACCGGACACCTGGGCATGCACGCGAATATTGAACGGCACCTGACGAAGTGCCGGGATCCCGCCATGACCAAATCGCCCGATAATGGTCTGCGGACGCAGATAATCAATAAAGTCCTGCGCATATTCCTGATATTCAGACAGGCTGCCTGCCCACTGTGGGTCCGTGGTGGTCCCTGCCCCCACCGCCGACTTCAGGACATGATGCAGACGGCTGTCATCCGGATACTGACGACGGGCCACTTCCAGGGCTTCAGAGCGGACACCTTTAGCCGCGGCCAGTGATTTGGCAAAGCGGGCGAAACCAATCCCCTTCTCCAGTTTCTGCTCAACACGGATCACCGGCGCTGAAGCCACCGTGGCCACATTCCCGTTACCGGCCTGTTTCACCGGCTGTGCCGTGGCGGCCTTACTGGTTTCCAGTTCACGCAGACGCTTCAGGTGCGCATCCACCTGACGGATTTCCGCTGCGGTGTTGTCGTAGTGCTCTTCCTCTTCCACATCCAGTGTGCGGCCTTCCTCTGCGGCTTTGGTCATGACCTCCTCAAGGGAGGCTGCCAGCGCCGCACGCTTGTTTTCAAAACTTTTAATCTGTTCACCAGTATTCATTGCTGACTTTTCCTTATGAAAAGAGGTTATTGACTGTGCCGAAGCGCCGGCAGAAGATGCGATTTTCACCACCGGTTTCCGGTTGCCGGACGCGGCAGAAAACGGGCGGTCGAAAGATTTAATGGTCTGGATGGTGCATTCCGCATTCGCGGGCACGGTGACGGCAGACACCTCCATCAGCTCCCAGCGCAGAAAATGCAGTCCGCCTCCGTCCAGATAAGTGTATTCATGGGGCCGGAAGCCCACAGAAAGCCCCCTGACCAGCCCGGTCTTAATGGCAGCCCATGCCTCATCCAGCCGGGCAGCCAGTTGCGACGGCATATCCGGTACGGGCTTCACCAGTGTTGCCGTGATTTCCAGCCCTTCCCTGATCCGACGCACCGTACACTGGCCTACAGGGCGGGAATGGTCATGCTGCCAGAGAAACGGGATCGTACTGCCAAACTCCGCCCCCTCCGGCTCCAGGATGTCACCATCCCGATCCGGAGAAGGCGTTGACGCAATCCCGGTGATCACCCGTTCATCCTCACTGAAGGATTTCACCGTCAGCAGGGAACAGGCCCGTTTAAGAGTCACATCAGCCTCCTGAAAATAAAAAAAACCGCCGCAGCGGTTCATGATGGTTACAGGGTGAGCAGGGTTATATGAAAAAAACCTCATACGCTTTCTTTTTCGGTTCCGGATTCAGGGACATCAGGACACCGCATTGAAGAGCGCCATCAGCGGGTCAATTTTTCCCCGTCCGCTGGCCTGTTTGGTAATAAGGATGGCGTTACCTTTAGGCTCCACCCGGGCATTGCCGACACACCAGGCCATCAGGGGCTGGCCACCATGCACCAGTACCCCTTCAGCCAGTTTGCGCTCGGTGGTTTTGATGGCCCCGCCCAGCTTCCAGCCCTGGCTTATCCCCACCACAATTCCGTCGGGGATCCCGGCTTCCGCCAGTGAATCCAGAATCTGCCCCACCCCTGACGGGTCAATACCGATATGGTCCAGTAACTCAGCCTCATGAATGCGACGCACATATTCCGCCACTTCCGCCGTGTCATCCCCGACACGCCGGACAATGGTCATATCTCCACAGGCAACAAGATCCTGAAACCGGGACGCCTCGCTCTTCCGTCGGACCACCGCGGTTTCATGCGCCCAGGCATGGCCCCAGCCCAGCCATTCGCGGGTCTCCCGGTCACGCCCAATCACATACATCCCCAGCAGATCATCCAGCCCTCCGCCGTCAATCCCCACCGTCACCACATCAGCACGACGCAGGATATCGTCCAGGCTGATACAACGGCCCTGCTCTTCCCAGAAATCAGCCCCCGCCCAGCGGTCAGAGCGCAGGGCAAGACCAATTTCCACATTGGCGTGTTTTGACATGAACCCCCGGAATGTCTCTTCACCGGCTTCCCGGGCTTTACGGTACTCCCGGTACAGAAAGGCCTCATCCACTGAATAGCCGAGATTCGGATTGACCATGGCGAGGTTTTCCATCAGCAGGTGAGCCCCGCTTTCCACCATTTCAGGAGGGTGTTCAAATATCACCGGCAGAAAGTGCGGATCATGAATTTTGCCGTCGCGCACATCCCGGGCGTACTGCAGTTTCTGTCTGAACACCCCGGCAGGCGGTTCATTCGACTGGGTGGTCGTATACACCACAAACCCTTCCGGGCGGGAGGCAAGGCCGCCTATGGCTTCACGTAACATGTCCTCCGCCTTGCACTGCTTGCCAAACAGCCACAACTCATCAATCAGCGTACCCACGGACTTGATACCGGACACCGTATTCGGATCGGCAGCCACCACCTTCAGGGTGGTGTCTGTCACCCTGTGGGTGATGGTCCGGATATGGGTCTGTACCTGGCAGAGGTCATCCAGATCATCGTCACGTCGTACCATATCCCGGGCAGGGTTGAAGGCGTTGGCCGCCACCTCCACAGTCGGGGCCAGAATCGTGTAACCCGCCGCCTGCCGCCAGTTCAGTAACAGTGCAGTCATCATGATCCCCGCGGCCAGCGTGGACTTCGAGTTTTTCTTGGGGATAAGGATAAAAACTTCCTTGATATGGCGTACACCGGTCTGCGCATCGTAGGAGCCAAACAGGGCCGCCACCAGGTCAAACACCCACGGTGCACAGGACTCCCCGAACGTCGGGCTACCAGGTGCATCCACAATCCGCAGTTGTTTAAAAATCGCCAGGGCATGTGCGGCCTCGTCCGGATAAATCGGATCCGGAATAATCGACAGCCCCTTTTTCAGGCGCTCTGCCCAGTCCGGGCAGGCTGTGCTCCATACAGGTATCATCCGTTGCCCTCATTATCGTTATTCACCACCAGTCGGGGTGGCGGTGGCACCGCAAAACGGTTAGCCGCTTTTTTCGCGGCATCACCTTTTGCCGATTTTTTCCCGGTATCCCCTTTTTTATGGTGCGTGAACTGCGCCAGACGCCAGGCCGCATCCAGTGCCAGTTTCGGATCAATGCAGAGGTTTTCCACCAGGATCCGCCCCATGGCTTTCACCGGATCGGGAAGACCATCCTCCATATATTCAATACCAGGAGACATCACCGCGGACGGTGGCATCTCCGGATTATTTTCGTCCGGCTGAGGTATTGCAGCCGCCTCACGGCGACGGGGTTTATCCTCCTGCTCTGATTTTTTCTGCCGGTAAACAGGAACCTCATCCACCTCCACCGTCTCGCATTGTTTACGGGCTATAAACGCAAGCACCTCCGGATCTTTTGCCAGCTGCGAGCCTTTAACCCTGGCGGTCTTCGCCGAATAACCGGCGGCAATGGCTGACGCTGTTTTGTTTTTCCCGGACATGAGCGCCAGCGCAAATTTTCGTTTTTGCGTTGTCAGCACAGCCTCCTCCCGGGTCCAGAACGCACTCAGCCGGGTATGGTTCAGCCCATTTTTCCCCGGCGTCTCATGCCGCAAATGTTAACTGCTGCCTGGTTAACATTTGCTGAAAAAGCCTGTTAACATTTTTTCCGCACAACAAACTGAATAATAAAGATAAAAACCGCAAAAATGCCCGGGCAGCCAGTTAACATGTTAACTGCCCTGAAACGGGAATTTTTTCTCTGCGTGAGAGGGGGCGCGGTGTCCAAAGCGATCGTTTTTTACGCCGGATGATACCCCCCCCGGGTCGGGTTACAGTCCGATGATGTCGTCCGCTCTGTCACTACCTCCGGACACCTCCGGCAGCGTCGGGTCCGGCATACCACCCGCCGCTTCACGAGCAGACTTTTGTCGATGGCATTCGGTACAGAGCGTCCAGAGATTCGTCTCCTCATTACCACCACCGAACTGAAGTGCAATTCGGTGATCGAGTTCACTGTCACAGAGGTCAACCACACGACCACAGATACAGCACTGCCCGGCGTCCCTCAGCCAGATATGACGCTTGAGGGAAACACGTGCACTGCCACTGACACGACGCTGTTCCCCCTTCAGAATATTCACCCGTCGGGTATTCAGTGTTTTGATTCTGCTCTGGAGTGTACGAAGCTCAGCCATGTAAAATCCCCGTCATATGGCAATCAGTAAAGGAAATAAATATGTCATCGAAAAACCGGACCCGCAGAACCACAACCCGCAATATCCGTTTCCCCAATCACATAATTGAACAAATCAACATAGCCCTTGAGCATAAAGGGTCCGGTAACTTTTCAGCGTGGGTTATTGAAGCCTGCAGGAGAAGGCTGGCAACAGATGCAACGCATCTGCGCCCGACCAGCATGACAAATAACGAGAAATGAACGTTCGGTTTCTTCCACCATCGCACCGGACAGGCGACTATGAGGGGACAACGCCGCGCTCCGTTAACGCGGTAAACCCCGGTGTGTATCGTTTTTGATTATCCCCGCACACTCGCGCAGAGGAGTCTCCCTGTCGGGCTGCGGTCTCTGTTAATGCAGGAATACGGCGACAATACCGCGCATGGATAATAAGGTCGCTCAACACACTGGCTGTAATGCAGCGGATACCATGCGGCATTTAGCGGCATTCATCGTACACTCCACGGTTAGCTCTTCATTCGTGGCATTCACCTGAAAGGTCCGGGAGTGTAATTGCGTACATTTACCACTGAACGAACCTTCAACAAGAACACGACCACGCTGCAAAATACGGAACGGAATTGTTCCCTGAAAAGGTTCTACGGTTACCCGTAATTTCTTCATGTATCCTCCGGATAATAAAAAGCCAGCTTAGTGCACTGAGTGCGGATATATTCCTGCGCCCCTTCCAGCTGCTTCTGCATTGTCATCAGCCGTTCTCTGAGGATGAAATAATCCCGTTCAGCGGTGTCTGCCAGTTGGGGGCCGGTTGCATTATCCACGCGGGCGGTACCGGTGGCTTCACGCACGGGACCTGGACAGGTGGCGTTGATACGCAGGCGCTTACGACCAGCGGCAACGTCAGCGCGAAGAGTTTCATTTTCAGCTCTCGCATCGGCTAATTCCCTCGAGTATTTTGCATCGAGCGCAGCAACATCACGCTGACGCATCTGCATGTCAGTAATTGCCGCGTTCGCCAGCTTCAGTTCTCTGACATTTTTGTCGCGCTGGGCTTTGTAGGTTATGGCGTTATCACGGTAATGATTCAGCCCCAGACTAAGCGCACCACAGGCCACCAGCAGGGCAATGATGACCACGCACAGTACGCGGTTCATTTCACCACCAGCGTATCTGACCGATGAAATAACCGGAGGCCATAATCACAAACACCAGCCAGATAAGAATGAACTTCCAGGTGGATAATTTTTCAGCCATCACTCGAATCTCCCGAATCAGTTTGCTAAAATCAAACACACTTTCTCCTTTGACTTTTCCAGAGTCAGGAAACACAAAACCCCGCTTGCAGCCAACAAACGGGGTTTTTACTTTTATTCACTTAGTTTTTGTCAGTTCGCAGGATTTCGTGTTATCCGTCCGTGTGAGCAAACCGCATTTTTCAGCAAAATATTCTGCTTATCTGTCAATTCCCCAGCACGCCAGCGCACTCTCCTGGTCGCGACGGGATACCTGACCGTAACAGTTGTTTGAACGAATACGGCAGTCTCTGCCACCGTCCTTAATCCACCAGCGAATCGCTTCGCAGGCACCTTTTCGATCACCTGCATTAATTCGTCTGTAAAACGTCGACGGGAAACACTTACCGGGACCAATGTTGTACGGACAGAATGACGCGATCCCCGCTTTCTGGGGTTCGGTCAGTGGCACTCTGATGTTTTTCTCCACCCATGCCAGCGCCTTATCACGCTCAATGGCGTTAACCCGGTCGCATTTTGCCTTCGACAACTTCATGCCTGGAACAACAGGTTTACCATCCACCATGATGGCACCACGGCAGATGGTCCAGATCCCCGCACCATCACGGTATGCCGTGGTGTGGTTACCTTCCTTTTCATCCAGAAACTGGTCGAGAATGTCAGGCGCAGGCGCACCAGCGGCAATCAGCGCCAGAACGGCAGCCGACAGGCCGTATCTGATTTTTGCGTTCATGGATATTTATCAGGATTTATCGGTTTCTGCCCACGGACAGGTTTATCTGTTCCGGTCAGTGAATTAAGGTTGTGATTCCGGTGGAGTCTTCAGAGAACCAGTAATTCTTCCCGGTAGATTTCCTTTGTAGGTTATCCATACATTCTGCGCCTCTAAAATCACGGGGCGCTTTTCCGGCAACGGTTCGTTCCCTTCACATAACCCGGCAGCAACATCCATGAAAAACTGCTTCGCCTGCTTTTTCGCCTCAGCTTCGTAAAACTCCAGCGTGGCACCTTCAGTACGGTCAAGACTAATCGCCACATCTGGCAACAACAGTGACGGATACCCACCAACTTCCAGTGCCACAGTAACAGTAATCTTATCCGGGTAATTATTTATCCCTTTAACAACCAGTTCGTATTTTTTCTTCATCGCTTTACTCTCCCCGCGCCGCCTTACGCCGGTCCTCTCTGATTTTGAAATACAGGTTAGTCAGATATGTCAGCAGCCCAAACAGCAGACTCCCCAGCACGCCTATTGCCGCCCACTGAGACGGGGAAACCCTGTCCAGCAACTGCAGGAACCAGTAGCCCGTTCCCACCGCTGACGTGGTGTATGACACACCTGTTGTGATTTTTTCCATCTGGTACATACCCCGTCTCCCGTTATCCGGAAGCTCACAACAATATAAAGACCACCGGCACACACCGATGGTCCCTTGCGCAGGCTTACATCATCATGTCGCTGTCAGGTGTGGGTTCACCGCCATCTGAAGCACTCCCGTCACCCGCGATACCTTCCGGCTCCGGAACCGCTGGTACGCCCAGCAGCTCATCCAGAATGGCATCCACTTCTGCATCAAGACGCGCCTCAAGGTTCTGGCGGAGTTTCTGTTTCAGTGCACTCCGGACTTCTTCAGAGCGCAGGACTTCCTTCACTGCCTCAGCAGTGACCAGGGATGTGATTTCTGACATGGGATTTTCTCGTTGAAAGGTGTTGTCAAGAAAGTGACTACGGAATGAGCGGATCTTCGGGTTTGCTTCCGGCTGACTGACTGGCGCTGATTCTCTCAGCGGCCCTTTTATCAATCTGCCTGCGCCAGAAATCGCGCACTGCCCTGTACCCACCCGAAAGAAGATACATAACACAGACTGCCGTACAGAAGTACAGCATCACCTGATGAATAAATGTCATAATTTCTTACCGTTATGGTTGACAATGAGAACTGTTTTCATTTAAAAAACCGATATACGAAAGCATCTTTTCTTTACATTCTCCATTGGAATTACCTCCGCCAGCGTCCATTCCTGCCGCTGGCGGCTTTTTTTATCATGCCGCGATGTCCGCGTTGTTCACTTCCACCTTCACACTGTCAATCAGCAGCGTATATGTCGCCGCCTTTGATATGCCTGTCAGTTGCAGTTTGTCCGCCGCCCCTGATGCCGGAGATTTCACCAGTGTGAACGGCGTCCCCCGTTTCTCATCCAGTACCGGCGTCACCTGAATGCTGTTGTTTCCGGCAAACTCAAAAGCCAGTGTGTGCCATCCGTTATCAAAGACCCCGAACGTATCCAGCTTCGCATTCGGCTTCTTGTGGTGCATCGCGTTCAGGTTCGTCGCATCCGTCTGCAGGAAGAAGGACATCAGCATGTCGTTGCCTTCCTCTGCCAGCGTCACTCCCTCCGGCAGGGACGACAACTGCCAGTAAATGCCCAGGGCAAACTGATTCGGCACCAGTGAACCCGGCAACTTAAACCGTACGCTCACACGTCCCCCCTTCTTCAGTAACTCCACTCCCTGTCCGGCTGCATCATGCTCCAGAAACCAGATGTGGTTTTCCGGTTTATTCAGTTGCAGGGCCTTACCTCCCGTAGCCCCCGCATCACTGACCACCGCTTCAGCAATGTTTTTGTTAACATTGTCTCCGCTCGCCGGTTTGTGATAATAGCGCCAGCCCTGTGATGCCAGGTCTTCGCCGGACGCCAGCAGACTCATCAGGGTTCGGTTACTGACCGGGGCTTCCGGCTCTCTCTCCGTACCTTCACCGGAAGGTCCGGTGGGCTTCACCGTATCAGGCTGTTTTCCGGTAATGAATTCAGCGTTTCTCCCGGCATGCACAAGAATCGCCGTTGCCAGACGGTCGGAAATAATCCCACGACGTGCCCATGATCCAAAATGCGTTTTACGGTCGGCCGTCGTCCAGGTTTTGGCGTCCGTTCGACCACCGGCTCCGTAATACCCAATATCCGCAACATCCGGATCTTCTGACGGCTCGTTGGTACCCACATTTCGCCCGTTTTCATCCGTCATAAACGGCACAAAGAAGATTTTTTTTGCGGATTTCGTCTTGTATGCACCATACACCGCATCGTATTGCGAAGAATAAGTCTGCTTCCAGTAGTAGGTCGTGTCGCCACAAATCCAGGGAACCGATGACGGAGAGCCCCCGAGACACTGACCTCCGAATTCCGACAGGTCAGAACGATATTTTTCCACCATGGAATCAAACAGCCCCGGCTGGGTGGCGTATGCACCCTGTTTCAAATCAAACTCGCCCTGCATCCAGACCACTGCAAGCAGAATATTTTTAGGGTTGGCCTTCAGTGCGGCCTGAGTACGGGTAAGCAGGTCCTTGTACAGTGGCTTATCTACACCCCAGCGTGCCGAGGTCTCGCTTGCGCCGGTGGATTCGCTGAAGGTACCTTCATCGCCCGCCAAAAATGCAGAACCACCACGGCAGCACGGAACCAGAAGAATACCGGCATTCGCCGGAATAAACGGCAACAATTTCTTCGCGATATGTAATCCCTGCCCCACGCATCCATACTGAGCTGCGCTGGCTTTCGGGTGTGAAAACTTACTCAAATCCTGAACATCATGCAGGCAGTGGTCCGCAGGAATAATGTCATTGTAGTTACAGGACGCACCACCCGGCGTGACAGTGCTGCGACGCGCCAGCTGTTTAATACGCGGGTCCGGACGGTCATATGTCTCCGGCAGCGGAAGCCCTTCACCATACGCCATACCGTTTGACTGCCCGGCCAGGGCAACAACAAAGTAATACTCCGGGTTGCTGGTGGTGCTGATAACTGCGCCTTCTCCATCCGACGGCTTCACCACCACAGGTGTGGTGACATCACCTTCCGCCGCAATGGCCTGCATCAGGGTATAAGGCGTGATGGCCACCGGACTGCCAAATGGCTGCCACCCCTCCTTCAGTTTTTGTGTCAGTCGTTTCGCAAGGTCTGACGGCGATGCCGCCCTGACAACATCATAGTGTTTAAATGCCATGAATCCTCCCGGCCGGGATAATATTGTGAGTAAAATAAGGAGCGGGCTGAAGTCCGGAAGTTACAGGACAATGGCAGAAGAGAGACGACAGCCCGCAATTCGAAAAAGACCGCGCAGTTGCGCAGCCTTATGAATTCTGGTTAAAATCCATTCGATTATAAAAATGTATATCTCATGCTGTTGCCCGAACCCACTCGGGCTTTTTTTGCCCACAAGAAAGCCCCTCCGGAGAGGGGCTAAAGCCGCGTATCTGTATCATCATGCACATGGTGCCGGGTGCCTCCCGGTGAGTTCAGCCCGGTGCCACTAAACCCGCGTCATTCTCGTTTTGATAATCAGAGATTATACCGTCACCAGTCGCCCCTCCGCTCAGGGGGATTCACCATGCGAAATTTTTTTAACAAATGCCCAGTCTGACAGGCAACTGTCAACTTACTGAATTGTGAGCAACATAGCATTTAACGGGGAACCTGTTTTCTGCAGTAAAAAGGCCCACCGGAGCGGATGGGCCTGGAAGGATAGCGGTCATGTGATGCCGGTTTCCCGGTAACTCAGCACCGGTATCTGAGTCAACGTTTTCTCTACTGGGTCATTTCCGATACGCCCTGCCTGCTGACAGGCTTTCATCACATCTGAAAATATAGCACCCTGACTGATACTGTAGTACCTAAGGTTCCAGAAACTGTGATGTATCCGGCACAGAAAAGCCCCTCCGGAGAGGGGCTGGAGAGTGGCACTATGTGCCATTGCATGGTGCCGGGTGCCTCCCGGTGAGTTCAGTATCAGCACCTGAACCCGCACAGAAAGGATAAGGGTCGGTGACAAAACACCAGTTGCTGATTGCCCCTCCGCACAGGGGGATTCACCATGCCAGTTTCTTTTAACAAACTCCCCGCAAACCAGACAACAGTCAACCGCCTGAATTGTGAGGTATTTAAAAATTTCAACGGGTAACTGATACCCTGCTAATCGCCTGATGCTTTCTTTTTCAGCAACGGGAAAGCAACAACCACCACACCCGCCACCAGCACACCGTCAGCCAGCACTGACATTATCCGGCTGCTGAAGTCCACCATCACCACCAGAAACAGCAGGAGCGCAACCACAGCCAGACGCATTTTTACCGTCACAGATGATTCTCCAGACGAAGGCCCAGAACACCGGCAATCTCTTCCAGCACCTTGCGCTCTTCCGGCTCTATTTCGCCGTCTGCTTCGGCAATGGCCACCGCCACATCCAGCACGTCTTCCGCTTCACGCGTATCGTGTTTCACATCCTCGATCTCACGTAACGCCGCACGACGACCAATTTTAAAGTTCGTATCCAGCTGACCGATAATGGTTGCGCTAATCGCATTAATTTCTGACGTAAACGCGGACAAGGTGGGCTGGTTACGTAATACCTGTTCGATCTTCGCTTTCTCGGAAGCCTCACATTCACCATCGGCATAAGCCACCAGGTATGCAGCGTTAATCACTGCCTGTGCCAGATCGCGTTTTTCAAACTTTTTAATTTCCGCAGACGCTCTGCGGGTTTTCTTTTTGAAGATTCCAAGCATTGTGACGTTCCTTTGGGTGGGTGAGCCAACGCCCGGGAGCGATCTGCCCACAGAGAAAGTCACACTGACCACTCCGTAAGCTCACCCCCGAAAGGCTCTGTGGTTGATATGCGCCGGGCGTGGCGCGGATACAAAAAAGGCCCGCAAAAGCGAGCCGGGAAAAATAAGTCTGGCGCGTTGTACTGGATTCGAACCAGTGACCGATTGCTTAGAAGGCAATTGCTCTGTCCGGCTGAGCTAACAACGCAGAATGCCGATAAATGGACCGCCATCGAGGACTCGAACCCCGCGCAACCAGCTTCGAAGGCTGGCGCTCTATCCCGATGAGCTAATGGCGGTATGTGATATGGTGGCCCTTGCTGGATTTGAACCAGCGACCTGGCGATTATGAGTCGCTCGCTCTCACCACTGAGCTAAAGGGCCGGGCGCAGGATAATAACGGTACGTAACTAATCCTGCAATATCATCCGTTCTGACTGGCTAAATCCTGAACTTCCCTGACCGTCTGTTCAAAACGTTCAGTCTCCAGCTCAACGCCTGTAGCACGACGCCCCAGCGCCATCGCGGCTTTGACTGTCGAACCCGACCCCATGAAGAAATCTGCAACCAGGTCACCCGGACGACTGCTCGCACTGATTATCTGCTGCAGCATTTCTGCCGGTTTTTCGCACGGATGTTTCCCGGGATAGTACTGCACCGGTTTATGCGTCCACACATCCGTGTACGGCACCTGCGCCGTCACGCCAAAATACCGCCGCAGATGCTTATATTCACTCTGCAGTTCCGCATACTGCCGGTTCAGTGAAGTATACGTCTCCAGCAGCTGGTGGTGGGGCTTTTCCAGTTCACCCCGCTGATGCTTCTCTTCTGCCACCCGGGCAAACAGCGCCTGTAATTTCAGATAATCACTTTCGTTCGGCAGCTGCCACTGACTGGCACTGAACCAGTGCGACACCATGTTTTTCTTTCCTGTGGCATCCACTATCTGTTTTGCCGTTATCCCCAGGGCAGCGCGCGCATCACGAAAGTAAGCAATCAGCGGGGCCATCACATGCTGTTTCAGTGCCCTGCCCTTCGCCTCATACCCGGCATCTTTCGGACGATACGGCCCCTGATAATGTTCCGCGAACAGAATGCGCTCTGTGGCGGGGAAATACGCCCGCAGGCTTTCCTTGTTGCACCCGTTCCAGCGTCCGGACGGCTTTGCCCAGATAATATGGTTCAGCACACTGAAGCGTTCACGCATCATGATTTCGATATCAGATGCCAGGCGATGACCACAGAACAGGTAAAGACTTCCGGCAGGTTTCAGCACCCGCCAGAACTGCGCCAGACACTGGTCCAGCCACTTCAGGTAATCATCGTCGCCCTTCCACTGGTTATCCCAGCCCTCAGGCTTCACTTTAAAGTACGGCGGGTCCGTGACTATCAGGTCAACAGAATTTTCGGGTAACGACCGGATAAATTCCAGGCAGTCGGCGTTGATTAACTCACAACTGGATATTTTTACAGTATTAAGCATGGATCATTAAACCTGTCTCTGATAGGCTCATTCTGCTTTTGCGCAAAGCAGTGGGCCTGAGGTTTGCTTGTGATCCAGACGCATGAGCAGATGGCTGGTGAGTGCCCCTAACACCCACCAGCCGCCCATTTACCACAAATAAAAAAGCCTTCAGGACTGAAGGCGTCTGTAACAACCAAACTGATAGTCTGCCAGACCCGCCATAACCAGCTGGGTCAGTATTAACTGGCAGCGTTCGCGTGAAAGGTAAGTATTCTGCGCTATCTCCCCGACTGTCGCCGGTTCGGTAACGCTTAATTCATTAAACACCACTCTGGCGGTTTCTGTCATATCCTGCTGTTTTAGCATGTCTTTTTCCCTTTTCCGGTTAACGTGACACACCAATAACTCTTGTCGAAAAAGCCAGCAAGCTGAAAGACAGGTATTCACCGCCACCAGCGCGTTTACTGTACTGACGCGATTTCAGTCATAAAAAACCCGCCAGGCGGCGGGGTGTAAAAAATCTTCTAACGTCAGGCATAAAACGCCCATCGTTAGAGCAAATTTACCACAGATTCGGGAAAAATCAACAACACTATCGCGTTACCCTCTTTAACTGCCGCTCCGCCCATGCCTCTTCAATGTCAAACCGAACCACCAACGTATCGTAAAAGCGTTTCACTGATTTTTTCCACGTATCAAGCGTGATAGCACTCGTCACTTTGCATATGGCATTAAATGCCTCCGTTGATGGCAGCCTTTCACAGCCACGACCACCACAACGCTGGCAATCTCTGATAACAGGCATACCACGTTTTACCGACTCTTCACGATGAATGGCGACACCACGCCCACGGCAATCCTTACAGGCGGTGGAAACCTCACCCTTTCCGCCACACTCCGGACAGGCAACTTTTACCACCTCCCTGACTTTTTTCCATTCTTCCCAGTAAGACGGATACACGCCTTTTGTGCACTTTGCCCACACTGGTGGCTTACCATCCGGATACTGGATCTTGTTTGTAAAAACCTCGCTTTCAATAAATTTTTTTCCGTGACAGCAGGGGCACTGTTTTTTGCTCGCCGCGCTACGGGCATAATCTTCAAACGCATACGAAGCCATAATGCGCATCACTACCGGTTTTATTTCTGCCGGAAGTTTTCTCAACGCCGCCACACGATCGCACCGACTGAGTGCATAATCTGCCAGTAATTCTGTTGCCCGCGCCCTGTCATTCATACTGATGCCCATTTTCCCCAGGAACGCAGAAAACCCCATCTCAGCCCGATTCTGTGTCATGCCCTGCGCGGCCATCACATCAGTGATACTCAGCGCATCTTTTGACGTTGAGGCCGATGCATCGGTCAGGCCAGGGGATTTTGGGGAGTAGTATTTCGGTAAATCTTCCAGTTTCATTTTTTGACCTGCTCTTCATGCATTATGGGGTAAATCTTCACCCCCATACGTCCACCAGATACTGGCTGACCACGAACGATATTGATTTCATCAAACTGCTCATCGTCCATTAACACTCCCGCATGCGTCAGCGCATCCAGCGGTGCTTTCAGGATATTGTCCAGGTCGCGACGACGCTTATCCGGTGGCTCTGCAATCACCTTTATCGCCAGCCTTCCGGACAGGCTTAATTTCAGCCGCTGCTGGCGAACAATAAGCGCCACAGCCCGGCGATAACGCTTTCCCTCCTCCGAGATAAAATATGTGCTGCCACGGCGTCGCCAGTAAGTGTTCACCGTCGGCGGGTAAGGTAAAACCAAATCTATGAGCATCAGTCACCTCTTTTACCCAAGCACGCCAGTTGCAAAGGCGTGATCAAGAAAACGAAAAATTAAATCAACCTGAGAACCATGCTTTTCTTCGAACGCCAGAGGATCCGCATGAAGCTCGTTGTGATGCTCCCGACACAGCGGTAGCGTGAAAATATCGTGAGATTTTGTCCCCATTCCGCCCTGACCATGACCAATCAGGTGATGGGGATCGTCGGCTGGCTTACCACAACACGCACACGGCTGTGTCTTCACCCAGCGTGTGTATTTCTCGTTAACCCAGCGGCGACGTTTAGGTCGTTTCATGAAAGATTCCGGAGACTCAGGATCAACGGCAATGCTGACCACCGTCTCTTCCTGTGGCGGGTTTTGCTGGTGGGCGTGAGGCAGCGGCGCAAGATTTTTTGTGCGCTGCTTCAGTATGCTGGTGGCGGTCTGCTCTCCCGGTACGATGTCGCTTTCACGGTACATTGAGCGGATTTTTTCCGCACGCAACCCCAGCGAACGACGTAATACCGCTTCCGGTAGCGCGTCCGCCACCTGATTGCGGACCGCCCACCAGGATAATTCAGCCAGCGATAATTCCCGTTCCTGCGAGCCATTCATTGCATGGCGTATGACGTCAATCATCCATGCAGACAGGTTTTGGTGAGCAAGTTGCCCGAGTGATTCGGAGGTCTGGTCGCGCAGCTGGTTGTCGCAGTGCCAGCACAACACCATTGCGCCGGTACCATAACGGTGAATGACGGTTTCACTGTGGTGATAATCGCCGTGTGGCCACTGGCAGGATTTAACATGGCGCAGTAACCAATCAGACAATGCGCCAGCGCCACCAGCAGCACGAATCACTCGTTCGTCGCTGAAAAATGGCAGTAATGATTTATCCTCCGCCAGCGGCTGGCGAACGGCAGGAACGACCCCGGACGGCAGATTACGCATGCTTTTCGGTTCCGGCTCCACCAGTACCCGGGTATTGTGGAATACCGGCATGGATTCACGGCCCGGCTTAACGATCACCAGCCCGAGTTCCGGTACCAGAACAGGTCGAAGTAATACCCGCACGTTACCTCCAGATGCGTTGCTGGAATGTGCGGGACGGACGCGGTGGGCGTTCGGAATAAGGGAGTCTGACGTAGATTATCCAGTGACGATAATCGAGGGTGAGGGCTTTCCTAAACTCATATCCACGTCTGCGGTAGTTATGAATCAGCCATTCGGCCTGTTCTTCAGTACAGGGATCGTGCTGATACCAGTCATATTTGAATGCGTGAGAACGCCACCCGTGCCTGCTGGCAAAGGCAGAATCAGAATTGCGAAATTTGAAATTATGCGCCATTGTCATCTCCAATGGCGCTGCAGGTTGCCAGTTGTTCAGGCTGGCTCACGTATTATAACTTATTCCCGAACTACCTTGAAACCGAGTCTTTCCAAGTATTCAATGAATGCCTCAACAGATAACACTACATGATCATCAGGAATTAACGCTGTGTAGGTAATACCCCCATTCTCAACGCGCACAGCATAGAGGCCATCTTCACTAAAAATTTCACGTAATTCTTCGATTTTCATCAACAGAATCCTTCCAGATAAATAGCACTCCCCCTGTTCGGGGTCCATCCCTCTTCTCCCTGCGCGCTACTTAAGTATTTTTGATTCTATTCTGGCACCGTCCAAAACTTCAAACACGTTGAAAATAAAAACAAAAAACCCGCCGAAGCGGGTATACTCAAACAATCTGGAAAATATTTCTTGGATTTGTAATAGGTCTGTTGATGGAGAACAACTCACGAATTAAATCTTGGCTCAAGCCAGTTTTCATAAGAATTCTTAGCCAGGTTGCATCATCCAGCATTTCAATCGCCTCGGCCAGCATGCCGGGTTCTTCAGGGCGCAAAAGTTCATCACCAGGTTCAACTCTCGTATACCCTCTGGAATTAAGATGCATATAGCCAGTTCTTGCCTGTTCCTGGGTCAATAAGCCTAATGCGCTGGCTCGATAAATACACATTTTAAGGCTGATTTTCCATCTAAGTTTAAATTCAACCAGAGCATTCCAGTCGAATTGCTTACCTCGTATTCGTGGAAATTCTTTAATGAAAGATAACCTGGGAACTAATAAGGCGCTCGAAAAGTGATCGGCTTGTGATTCCGTAAGTTTATCACCTGTCGTTATGCCCTCATGCATTACTAAATGCCCTAATTCATGACCTAAATCAGAGCGAAATCTACATATGCTTTTTTTAACATTGTTCCTGATGATAACAGGCCTGTTATTGTGAACAGTAAAAGCATCAACACGATCATCGACTCCCGTAACATGCGCAACGATTACCCCTAAACTCTCCGCCAATTTAACCATTGATGATATAGGGCCAAGACCTAAATTCCAGGCACGGCGACAATCTTCTGCCACTCGCTCAATATCATTCGGAGTAAGTAATTCAGCCCCTGGGTGCTCCGGTATGTTAACGTCAGGAAATTCGATTTCACCTTCAACAGCAGAAATTATAATATTAAGAATCTCAGCCCTGGCCAATACACTATTAGTCAGCGTTTGAGTCCTGGACTTCTTACTCCGAAAATGGCAGACATCACTTTCCAGAGCGTATTTTCGTTCAGTAAAAAGAAAACTGGACTTAATCATAAGCGCTGAAGATATTAACTCAAGACATTGCTCCGATGGCCTGCACCCCTTCTCCAGTTTGCTAACGAATTGCTTTGTCTTGCCAATTTTTTCGGCTAACTCTTCACAAGAAAGCCCAACAGCCATTCTCGCTAGTTTGAGCTTATCACCCCGATACTCAGTGAAGTTATTCACCTGATGTTCCATCACTGCTCACATCCAAATCTTTATCCTTCGTACGCCGACGAAGAGGCACCTTATTAATCTCCGCTTCGTCAGGGAGTGTGTTATAATCAAGAGGCATAAGCGGCATCGATGCTGTAGATTGATGAGAAACTATACTAATCTGAGCACCATAAGTATTAAATCCAACAAGAGCTACCTCCCAACGAGGCAGTGTGGACTCTAATTCACCATCGCCCTCTTCGGATAAAAAAGGCTCAGCTATGACTCGCCATGTAATATCTTGCTCAGCCTCAACATCACCAAACAATGAGAGCTGCTCATACTCTACTTTATTTCGACGCAGACGATGTTTCTTTTTGGGGTTATTAATGCAATCTTTGGTAAATTGTAGCGGAACTTTATTTAAAGCAACTACATAGTCCAACCCCTTGGAAATCATCTCAAGGCCAGGAATTGCATCTTCATTTTGAATAAGATGATTTCTGACCCAATCATAAGCCCTTACACCTTCAGACCAGTTGCTGTCTAATGCGTGCTTATGATAGTACAGCTGCTCAAGTACGTTAGCGATCTCCGCCAACAAGTGGCGAACATAGTTTTCAGCAAGATAAGGTTGAAATTCCCAACAAGGAGCTAACTGATTTTCATTCATTTCAAGTTTCGCTTTTTTTAGAATTCGTAAACCACATATTTTCGCATTTTTCTATTTTTGTCAACCAGACTAATGCAAAAACCCGCCGAAGCGGGTTAAGTGCGGGTGCGTTGAGGATGCCTGGCACATCAGAGGTGGCGGGAGATTACTCCCCCGCCGGGTCTCTTACTCCTCAGGTTCGTAAGCTGTGAAGACAGCGACCTCCGTCTGGCCGGTTCGGATTCGTACCTCGCAGAGGTCTTTCCTCGTTACCAGTGCCGTCACAATGACGGTTAAACAGATGACGATCAGGGCGATTAGCATCGCCTTTTGCTGCTTCATAGCCTGCTTCTCCTTGCCTTTCGGCACGTAAGAGGCTAACCTACGTGTGTAGAGCATAGATATGGCCTCAGATTAATGTTAAGCGTCTTGCAGGACGCGTAATGTTAACTGGGGCTTTTCTCTATCTGCCTTTTGGTGTTCATGCCTGAGACAGATAGCCTCAAGCACCCGCTGCAATTCTACTTAACTCTCCTTTTCCCGCAAACCGTTTTTATCCCCAGCGGCAAATCGAATACACCACCAGCGCCACCGCCATCGCAATTCCTACCGTTGTTAATGCTTCAGGCCAGGTCATCGTAAAATATCCTCCACGCTTATCAGTCCGTTCCGCTCCAGATAACTCATCGCCTTATCCGGTAATTTGCAGTCTGGCTTCGCTTTCCTCAGTTGCCAGGTTAACTGCTTTACCAGCATGGTTAACTCATCGACCAGACGCTGATATCCCACTGGTTTGTATTCATGCAATTTACCGGCTGGCTCTGCTGCCAGCGATACCAGTGCGATTTCCAGAACAGCAATATCCATCTTATATGTGCGGATGATGTCATGGTCGATTGTGCCCGGTATGCACAGTCTCTGTGCTTCAATAGTCTCCTCTGCGTGAGCTATTAACTGCTCTCTGGTAAAAGTCGTCATGCCGTAGCCCCTTCTTGATATTTTTCAAACCAGAACACAACCGGCTCTGCTTCCAGCGATGCCAGCGCAATCCGTGCCAGTTCCATTTGTTCACCACGGGTAAGCCCGTTTTCAAGCGGGTTTTTAATGAACAATTCAATACGTTCTTTGGTAATAGTGGTCATGTGTTACTCCTTAACCCGCAGTGCTTTCAACTGATGAGGGGAACAAAATCTTTTCATCAAACCCTGCATTCATATCATGGACAGCAACACACCAATCCATTGACGAACGATTATCAAGAGCCTCCATGATTTCATCCATGCGGCGCAGGTCATACAGGTAAATGCTTTTATCGCCAATGGTGTAAAAACCAATTTTTTTCGGTGATGGACAGCGATCAAGAACGTCCTGTAATTCGTTCAACCATGCCTGTTCTTTTTTTGTCAAAGTTGCCATATCAGTTTTCCTTATACGGATTAATTTTATTGTGCAGTGTGTTGAACGGAGCCCATACCACGTCGTTATACAATTCAATAACTGGCTCAATTATTTTTCCGATTCCCCATACCAGAATTAACGGGGATATCGGTATCATCAACACGATAAACAGAATGAGAAACAAAAATTCTGTCGCTCTACTTTTTCGCGGATATTCTTTTCTGAATAATGTAGGCACATCACTCTCCTTTGTTGCTCCTCAAAATTTTATGCCCTGGCGCAAAAGCACGCGTTTTGTCGGCACTTATTCGCCACCCATCTTTACGTGCCTCTTTTGCACAGCCAGCCCATGACGTACCGATATACTCACCAAAATCTGGCGACTGATATTTGCCATCCGTACACTGGCGGCAATCACAATAGAGATGCATGGTATAACTTGCGGCAATACCCATTCAGCCTCCTTTGATGCCCGTGTTTACAACCAGGCAGGCCTCCTTGAGTACCCAGTCAATAGCGTCTTTCCATGCTCCGGTTTCAACTGGCGGATCCTCACGCCGTACCTGTTCATAAAAGCGCACAGCTTTAACCAGTCCTTCTGATGTCACCGAAGCTGGCGGGGCCGTGAATAACGCCTGAATTTCATAGTTTGGTCTGTCGTTACAATCCTCTTTTGTCGGGACATATTTCCAGTCACCAACCCACTGCTTCCCCTGAAAGTCTGTAACGCCTTTTTTCACGTAGCGATATCGCCATGCCACTGGTTTTGCCTGCCCTACCTTTTCATGCCCTTCCTGATAATTAATCTCGCTCATTCATCGCCCCACTCATCACAATATGCTTCGACCGGTGTTTTCCCTGCTTCATAATCATCACGCCATGCTTCAGCATCAGCGGCACTTCCACCGCGTAACTCTGCATAATCCATTAACAGTTCATGCCATTCTTCAAAACTGGCGTTATATTTAGTTGAACCAAAATCAGCCATTTTGTTCTTCCTCTTCGTCTTTTATTTCGTGGTATGAGTAATTGCAGTAGTTAAAGAAAATATCTTTAGCTTCATCCTGTATTTCATCTGGTGTTGCATCATCATCCACTTCGAATTCATCCTCGAAATCTCCACCGGCTATTCCCGTTTCAATAATTATTTTGAATTTTCGCATTTCACTACCGCCCTTTCGGACGGCCTCCTGATGTTCTGAGGGTGCAGAAATCCCTCCGGTTAAGGATTTGATTTTATTTACAGTGCTAAATTTAATTATTCAGTTCTGGATTTTGTCGCCCTGCATATCCGCGCTTTCGCGTTACGCTCAATCTAAATTAACTTTTCTATATTTTTCCGCCTTTCCTGTTCCTCCTGGCGCAATAGCCTTACATCATCTGCCAGTCTGGTTTCTCTTTTCGCCACAGAGAGCATCCAGTCAAACGGCTCCACAACTGCACCGCAGATTTTACAGCGGACCTGACGCTCTTTTTCGTCAACCCGAACAGAGGCGTGATGACAATATGGTCTTTCCGATGGCTCATAAAGAAAATTAACCTGATTACGAGGGTCATCCTCTTTTACCGGAAATAAAACGATATTGCTTAACTCATCCTCTGGTTTTATTTCCATGCTCCTCTCCTTTGATGCGAATGCCAGCGACGCGTAATGCGTGTTCTAAGTCAATCAGGTAAAGCCAACTGCCATTTTCTTTAGGTATCATGACATGTCGCTCATCTGCATTTATCGGGTGTCCATATCGAAGGTCGTAGCGAGTCGGTAATTGAACTTCCCGCGCTTCCAGTTCAGCAATACGCTTGCTCCCATCAGAGATAACGCCTTCGTAATACTCACGCTGCTCGTTGAGTTGTGATTTTGCTTCTTCCAGTCCATCCAGCAAATCAGCGATAATATCCGCTTCCCGATGACGGATGTGACGCTTAAACGCAGCAAGAGCCGCATCACAATCCCGTTCAGCATTTGGGCTGTCCGGGATAGCCTGATACCACGCCAGCGTCGACTGATAGTTTTGTGCTGCCTCACGAAGCGCCTCATAGTTAACCTCTCTCATTGAGCCACCTCCTGATAAATCACTGCATGCCCCAGTTTCTCCGCCAGTGCCAGCTCTGCCTTAGCGCCCGCTGACCGCTGCCAGCCATTCAGCATGTAAATCGCATCCACACAACGAATCATTGCCATGCAAATATCCATGTAGTGCGGCTGTGTCAGCCCGTCCGGAAGTACTGCCGGGTTTAAGACGGTATGCCCTTCCCGTTTCAGTTCCTCTTCCGCCTTGTGAAACGCCTCACGGTTGAAATTTTCATATCCCGTCATTGGACCGGCAATATAAACTCTGACCCTCACTCCATCACCTCCTGAAAGTTTCCCCGATAGAACGCCAGCACACGCTGCATAACTTCGCTCTGGCGGCACTCACGACAAATTATGTTCTGCCGTCTGTTGTAACGACGTATTTCTCCGTCAGGTAACTTTCGAATCAGTGTCGGGTCAGCAGCCTTCTCCGGTGTCTTACGCCATACGCGATACGCCTGCTCTGATGGAAATACCCCGCAACCAGAGAGCCAGACATCACCACTGGCCGCAAGCGCACCAGATAAACGACGAATAGCGGTCTTACTGACACCCGTTTTATCTGCCAGTTGTCGAAAAGTTTCTCGTCCGCTCAGGCGCACGAATTCCACAATGCGCGCCTTCACTTCTTCCCGCTCTTCTGGTGTAAATACTTTTGCCATAAGCGCCTCCGGCAATCACTTTTCCGATACAACACGGCGGGAAGAATCAGTAATCTGTCGAACAATATCCCGGTGCTTGTTCACCTCCCGCAGCGCGGCGCAGACTCGCTCCCACTTCTGAACATCACTTTTCGCCCTGCGCAGCGCCAGGTTTGCCCTGCGAAGGGACGGAAAAATCAGCTCATCTGCTTGCGTTTCGGTAAACGATGGCAACGGCTGCACAATGTCCGCCACAGTTTCTGTTTTAATTTCTTCCTGTGTTGCGGCTTCCCGGACTGGTAACGCAGCACCTGCTGGCTGAGGAAAGGCCTTACCATCACTTTCCGTTACCAGCGCGGCTTTCGGCTCTGCTGGTAAATTATCGCCCGGCATGCAGTAACGAAATTTACCGTTCTGATTAACGCGTGCCAGCCGCCCCGTTGCGGTTACCACCGCCAGCGTGGAGGCAACCTTGCGAGTACTGACGCCGAACTTACCCGCCAGTTCCTCACACGTTTTAGCACCATCCTGACCGATAAACTCAATCATCATGTCTGCGGTAACTTTTTGTTCGACCTCCCCGGTCAGCATATCCTGTGCTTCAGATTTTACTGGCCGCTCTTCGGTTACCCGGGATTCACCTTCGCCAGCCAGAAACCAGGTGTGACCAGTTTTATCAACGACGCCATTTCTTTTGAGTTCCCACAGCTCGTTGAGAACCTCTTCACGACTGATATCAAGTCGCGCGGCCAGTTCTACCGATGTGGCTTTTCCCATTGCTTTCAGTGCGTCAAATACGGTTTCCATTAAAATTTCCTCCGACAAAATCGTTTCTCAGATTCAAATAAAACCAGCTGCCTTCCGGCGTTCGTATTCCTGTTTCAGCCGTTCAATTGGCGTTGGCCCTTGCGGGTGTTTCGCCCCTTCCAGTTGTCGTCGCACTGGCGGAACACTCATCCCGTTACCAACATGCTTTGCCCATTTCGTCAGTTGCCGTTCCGCAAGTCGTTTTAACTCACCCTGCGTCATCTGGCGCTCAATCCCTCTGGTACGCATTTCGAGGCAGATGTGGTACAGCACAGGCTGAGGCCACGGATATTTGTCGCTTCCGTCATATCGCCAGGACTCATCACGCCAGCGGCGGTACTCCTCCATCACAGCATCCACCGTCAGGCCAAATGGATTGGCCCCGCTTTCTGAAATCAGCGCCACAAACTCAGCCAGGTCCGGAGGCCATGTTTCACCCGCCCGGCAGCGGTCCATGCACTGGCGGCAGACCTGTCGGATTTGCTGCTCAGTCATCGCGCCAATCTGTGCAATCCAGAGCTTCGAAGGTGCGGCCCCGTTCTTCTGGGTCCAGCGGTTCGAATAAACCTCCCCCATGAGTTCCCACAGCTTCCAGACCGTTTCCGTCGCTGATAAATCCGTTTTCACGTTCCCACTGCTCACGTGCTGCCCGAATTTCCTGAACTGCCCGTGATGCGGTGCCACCTGGTGCTGCTGCATGGTTTACCCCCTTGCTGACTGGCTTAACCTGCGCCCTGACGTGATTTACGTGACGGGCGAATTTCTGCTCCCACTGAACCTGCGTGAAAACTTTCCCCTCCGCTGCCCAGTAGTCCCGGAAAGCGGCAAGTTCAGCAGGTGTAAATTCCGGCTCCGGCAAAGCCATCCCCCACAACGCAGCCCGTCGTCGAAAATCCGGCGACGGATGCCAGTCATCGACCATCGGAAATTTCCCGATGGGTTCGCTCAGTCCATCCAGGGATGCAGGTTCTGCTGCCTGCAACGGCGTACCACTCGACTCACTGGTCGGAGCACTCTCGCGCACGTGCGCGTTATGTGTGGGGTTTAATTCTTTATCTGTATCTTTATCTGTCGTGACTCGTCGTGACATGTCGTGACATATGCGTGACTCGTCGTGACACCCCTCATTCTGTTTTCGTAATTTTTCCCTCTCGCGCTGCGCTCTCTTGCGCTCTGCCGGGGATTTCGCGGTTTGTGAAACGTTGCCATTGTCCTCTTTCAGTACCTGGCGTTTTTCCCATCCGGTGATTAAATCTCCATCAAGTACCCGCCCCTGCATTGCCTGTAAAATTGAATCAATTACTTCTTCCGTCACATCAAGCGCACTTGCTAAATCTTCCGTCGTGACATCAATGTGACCACGTAGTGACACGCCGTGACATGTCGTGACATTTCGTGACGCGCTCACCAG